AAATGCCATACCACAAGACTATATCTTGTGCCTGATGTTACTGGTTTAACTCTATGCCACACAAAACTAGGAAATACGATAATAGATCCTTTTGGTAATATCTCTTTACATTGCACCCTATGTTTTGATTCGTCTCGCATATGTGGATCATAGTTTCTAAAATCAAATTCTAATTCACCACCTGTATATTCTGAACCATCTGTTAATTGACAAGTCATAGATAGTTTTCTGATTCTTCCGTGCTCTGGGTGATTAACATCGTCTCTTTGATAAGGTTTATCCCAACTATCACAATGCCAATCGTAATATTGATTTAATTTATATTTTGTAAACTGACAAGACTCACTTCTTTCCCAATCAAAATTCCAACCAGCATTTCTGTTAGCTTCGTGAACATATGGATGTAATTCTTTGTAAATCCATTTATCGTTTAACCATACTAAATCAGAATTTCTTTTTCTTTTTATATCTTTAACCTCTTCTTTATTTAAAGGTTTTTTATTTAAATTTCTTTCTCTTCCATAACCACCAGTAATAGCCATTGTTTCTTTTTGTGCATTAGCATATTTAATAACTTCATCACAAAATTTAGGTGTTAGTGCACTAGTAAAATACCAATAATAATTAGATATATTCATAAGTTATAGTTTGTACAAAATTTAAACTATCCTCTTGGTTATTGGTTAAATAATACATATTGGTAGATGGAAACATTATAAACTTATTGTTTTCTAACGGTATATCCCAGCTTCTACCTTTACGTCTATTGTCTTCATAATGTATTTTAACCATACAATTTTTAACATGAACACCATACAATAACGTAAAATCTGCTGAATTACGTAAGTCTACTGGATCTATATTTAATAAAGGAATTGTTGTCTCCGCAGGTTTATAAACATTTCCCCAAGTTTCTTTATTAATTAAAGTAAATTTATAATTTAAATGTATATGCTCTCTCATATAAGTATTAAGCATATCAAATGTTCGTGAAAACGGTAAAGGTGAATCTGTAACCTGTGATTTTAAAATATCTTCTTGTAATTTATTTCGGTCAATGTCCCAATCTTTAGGCATTGTTACATCGCCGTAATATAAAGCTTGTTCCGTTAATACTTTCTTCTGCATACCACCACCTTTTGTAATCTACGCCAAATCGTCTGTCAAGTCCCAAGATTGATTAGCTTCATTCCAACTATGTCTCCATACGTGGGTATCTGCCGCATTTTGAGCTTCTTGCTCTTCGGTTAATGCAGGAGGATCACCAATTGGTGATTTCCAATTAGCAGTTGTTATGTCTTTTACCCAAGATGGAAAAGGAGATGGAGGCCAAAAAATATTATTATCCTCATCCCAGGTATAACCTATACCTGCATAGTTTCCTCTAAATGCTTTTGAATCGTCACCAGAGTTATGTTTATTACCATAAGTGTTATATGAAGTTTGAATCCACATTGGTGCAGGCCAATTATTATGTGTCTCTAAATATTGTTGACCTACTGATTCATCTTCAACACCATCAGCATTTTTCATGTCTTTATTATCTAGTGTTAATACGGATATAACTTTTCCGTTAACTCCTAATTTTGCAAAATGTGCCATAATGTTTCTCCTTATATATTAAATTTAATTAATCATCAACCTTGGAATTTATACCTTATTATTACTATACCAGAACCACCAGCTCCAGAGTTATTTCCTGCAGGAGAGGCATCAATTCCTCCACCTCCACCACCAGTATTTGTTCCACCATTTGTAGCACTTGATCCAGATATACCGCCGGCACCACCGCCACCAGCTCCACCTTGTCCTTGACAAGTTGCTGGATGACTCTCTGAATTTCCTCCACCACCTCCAGCAAAATATCTTGCTCCAGAAACAGGTCCTGGTGTTCCATTACAACCAGCAAAACCTGTTTGAACTACAAAACTACCAGCTCCACCATCTCCAGCTTTACTAGTTGGAGGACCATTTCCTGATCCTGCTGCAGATGCTCCACCACCACCAGAACCTTGGTTGGTTTCAATTGATGGATTAGTGTCTCCTCCTGGATTACCTTGAGGAGGACTAACTGGAGGAGTATTACCATTACCTGGTGTTCCGCTAGAATTTTGTCCACCTTCACCACCCCCAGATCCTCCTGGTCGACCAGAACCACAACTACCAGCTCCGCCACCACCTCCACCAGCAGTCGCTGTTATAGTTGAAAAAACTGAAGGATTACCATTATTACCTATATTACTTCCAGGGCTAGGTCCTGGTCCTGAAACACTGGATCCTCCCCCACCAACTGTTATTGGAAAAGCAGTTGCTGATACTGGGAAACCTGTTGTTGCTAAAGGTGAAGTTTGAGGTGCTGGCATTGATATGTTAGCCACTCTAAAACCTCCTGCTCCGCCTCCACCACCGCCACCATTTGCAGCACCACCACTTCCACCACCTGCTACTACTAAATATTCTACCGTGTTTGATCCTGCTGAATTTCCTGCGCTTGACACACAGAAAGTACCAGGTCCTGTGAATGTGTGAACTTTAAAATTTGTACAAACGGTTGTAACTGTTCCACCTGTGGCTGCAATATAAGCTGGCGCAAGTCCTGTTTGTGTATCTTCAGCGTTTTGAACGTTAATCCATCCTTCTGTTCCATCAACATATACTAATGTTGTTGCTTGACCATTAACATTTAATGATAGATTCGCTGCTACTCCGCCAATTTTATTTGAACCATTAGGAACTATTGTAAGAGCATTAGTTGCAAAAGTTCTTGTATAGTCTGAAAAAGCAACAATTGCTCCTGCTGATCCCGCAGGTAAATTTGCAGTTACAGCTCCTGAACTTGTATCTACAAAATAACCCTCACCACTTACTGCAGTGAATGTAGAAGTTTTAATTGAACCTGTCTGCCAATCAACAGCACCTGTTCTTCCAAAACCTGTTTGTGTTCCATTATTTGTAATTGTTGCACCAGCAGGAATTGTAATAGTGTCACCACTATCTCCTAACTGAACCGTACCACAATTTGTTCTTGGACTTATTTTATTTACTTTTAC